CCGCTTCCTATAGGCCGCGCCTCGCAGGGAAGAACGCTTCCCTGACGGACGGTACGGCGAAGTAGCTCAGTTGGTTAGAGCACGGGAATCATAATCCTGGGGTCGGGGGTTCAAGTCCCTCCTTCGCTACCATTCTTACGTAGACAGCGGTACACAGCGGTCTACCTACCCTTGCAAATCAGCGATTTCCGCCCCTTCTAGGGACCAGTCTTGTCCATGGCGGTATCCCCGCGTCTACCATGCGACATGGCACAATCCATGGCATCGGCTCTCGGTGCACATGGTATCGGAGCAATGCCATGCTGAGTGATGCAAAAATCAAAGCCCTGAAGGGCAAGGCGGCGTCCTACCGAGTGAGCGACGCCGGCAGCCTATATCTGCAGGTCAGCCCGTCCGGCGGCCGACACTGGCGCATGAACTACAGCTATGGTCGCAGCGCAAAGGATCCGACCAAGCCCGCGCAGAAGACGCTGAGCTTCGGATCATACCCCGCCGTCACGCTGGTCGAGGCACGCAAGCGGCGCGACGACGCGAAGGCGCAGCTGGCGGCCGGCAACGATCCCGCGATCGAGAAGAAGGCGGCGCACGGGGAACGGTCGGAGGCAAACGCGAACACGTTGCGCCTGGTTAGCGAGCGGTGGTTCGCGCTGAAAAAGAAGACGTGGGTCGCCAAGCATGCCGAAAAAGTCTGGGCAAGCCTCGTCGAGAACATCTTTCCCGAGATAGGCGACCTGCCGATCACATCGATCAAGGCACCGCGCCTCCTGTCGATCCTCAACGCCGTCGAGGCCCGGGGGGCAGTAGAGACGGCCCACAGGCTCCGTCAGCGCCTGTCGGGCATCTTCTCCTACGCGATAGCCGCGGGCATCGCTGAGAACGATCCTGCGGCCTCTCTGGGCAAGGTGCTGAGCACCAAGCCCCGCGTGAAGCCACAGCCGTCGATCATCGACGGCATCCGCGACCAGCCTGGGCGAATTGAGGCGACGCGCGCAATGCTGGGGAAGTGCGAAGCGGAGCGCTGCCGTGCAACGACGAAGCTTGCGCTCCGGCTTCTCGCCCTGACCGCGGTCCGACCGGGTGAGCTGGGCGGCGCGCGCTGGGCGGAGTTCGAAGGGCTCGACGGCAAGGAACCGGTCTGGCGTATCCCGGCGGCTCGAATGAAGGGTGATGAGGATCGGAAGCTCGAGGTCGATGGTGACCACCTCGTACCGCTTGCACCGCAGGCGGTGGCAATCCTCCAGGTACTGAAGCCCCTCACGGGCGATCTCGTCCTCGTGTTCCCTAGCGAACGCCATCTGCACAAGCCGATGTCGGAGAACACGCTGCGCCAGTTGCTGATTCGCGCGGGCTACTACCAGCGCCACGTGCCGCACGGCTTCCGCGCGGCTTTCAGCACGATCATGAACGAGCGGCTGAAGGAGCAGGGCCGGGGGGACGATCGCGCCGTCGTCGACCTGATGCTCGCGCACGTGCCGAGCAACAAGGTCGAGGGAGCTTACAACCGGGCGGCCTACATGCCGCGGCGGCGCGAGATCGCGGAAGAGTGGGCCGACCTACTGCTAGAGGGCTTCGTGCCGCCACAGGACCACCTGGGGCAGCCGATGCGATATGCAGCCACAGGAGCCGGTCGCTGAAATGTCTCGTTAGAGGAGCGGGGCGGTACGTGCCTTTTCTGCCTCTTCAGATATCGTTGCCTTCGCCGCGCTCGCAAGCGCCTCTAACTCGTCGGCTAGATCATGCTGCTCGTCCGGCATGTCATAAAACAATGTCCACACCAGGTCAGTTATCGCCGCGCGGAGAAGGCCTGCGCGGAGTGCTGGACCTGCCGCCATGGCATCAAGTCGTGAAACGAAGTCGCTTGAGATTGCGGCAAGTTGCTTGTCGAGATCGGTGTCCGGACGAAGAGCCAAAATAGTTACTCCTGTTCGCTGATGGCGGTGGCAAGGGTTTCGCCGGTTTCTTTCATCTGCATGATAAGCGCTTCGATCGCACCGAACGGACTGGCAGCGCCCGCTAAGCCCAGATCCTTGATCTGGTTGGCAGTTCGCTCCTGCGCATCCGCCAATTTGAGAAGTGCGAACGCGACAGCGTACGATCCATCACCTTTGCGGGCCTTGTCCTCGCAGAAGTCTTCGAAGTGCTGCCCTGTCACGAATACCACGTCCCTATGCCGTTCCATGCGGAATCGATCGGTGCCATCCGACGTTGCCATTTGCCATCGTCGAGACCGGCCACGCGCTCTGCGACTTCGATCATTCCGCCATCGCCGACCTGCGCGTGGATGAACTTGCCCAGCTCGTTTATTGCATATTTCAAACCCGCTTCCACCGGCGATGCCGCGATGCTTCGAGCCAGAAGAACCTCGCGATCTGTGTCGAGCAGGTCTGCCCCGGACGTGGAGCGTAATTTTCCTGACTTTCCGGCTTGGGCTCGCGCGACGTCCTCTGGTGGATTTTCGCGGTATGCAACGATAGCGCTGACCGCCTCATCGAGAGCGCGCTCTAATTCCGCAAGGCTTGGTCCAGGTAGGGGTTTGGTCAACATACTCTCCACAGGAATCGAAACGTCGATAAGACAAGCACGATTGCCCGAGTCGATCTAGTCACGCCGCGCGGGCGGCCTCGACCGCCTCGCGCCAAGAGCGGACCTCGCTTTCCACCCAACGGGAAGCGATACCGCCGGGCTTGCACGGTTCGGGAAACTTGCCCTGTCCGACAAGCCGATAGACCATAGCTTTGCTAAGGCCGGTGATCTCCAAGACCTGCCCCAGTCGTAAGAGGCGATCGTTTAGCAGATCGGTCATGCTTTTCCCCGCGCTATCGGCTCGGGCGGCAAGGTGCCGTCGGATGGCATCAGCTTCACCCGGGCAACCTCCTGCAGAATAACAAAGGTCGATTCCGGCATGAGATCGAGCAGCCGCCCGGCCTCGATCTCGGCGGCGGCGAAGGACGGGTGACGGAAGCGCGGCGGGCGGACGCGATGCGCCTTGGCCTGTTCCATACCGCCTGCGCCGCCGCCGCGTTTCAAGCTGTCGCCAGCCTTGCGGAATAAGAGGAAGTTGCCGCCGAAACGCTTGGTGTCGAGCGCGCGAGCAGACGTTGATTGGCCTGCCGGCGTCGGCAAGGCGATCGGGGGCGTTGTGGTGTCGGACATCATGCTTTCCTTGTCAGTGGCACGCCGGAGCGGCTGGTTTGATCTCGTTCACGGCGGATCTCCGCTGCGATCTTCTGCGCGGTTCCGACAATCACCTCGTCGAGCGCGTTGCCGGGGTGAGGCTGCGCCTGGGCGACCAGCTGCACGAAACGGCAGGCTTGGGCGGCGGCGGGGCTCATTTGCGCTGGTACGTCAGTCGAGACGGGAAGACCGGAACCCAGACGATCGCGTTGCGACCGCTCTTGTTCTTCCGCCGGGTGCCGCCGTCGCGCACCTTGCCGAGCCGTGACAGTTCGGTGAGGCGCGGGCGGATCGAAAGGATCGAAAGGCCCAACCTGCCCGCGACCTCGTCGGCGGTGAGGACGTTCGATCGCTCGACGATCGCCAGCGCGCGAGCACGCAGTTGCGGCGCAGTCGGTGCGATGAAGTCGGCCGCAGCCTGCGACGTTTCGCGATCCTGCGCACCCGGCGCTTCGGGATAGCGGAACAGGTCGGTCACGAGTGGCCCTCCTCGATTGCGGTCAGCACCATCGCACGCCAGCGACGGTTCGCCCGCTGCTGGATGATGCAGCCCCCGTGAGCTGGATCGTGCTTGTTGCAGGCGTCGCGCAACATCCGCTCACTCGGCGCGAGAATGGCGAGCAGGATCTGTTCAGATGTGGCCGCAGTATTCACGCGACCCGCCGCGGCGTCGATCAGCATGCTCTCAAGAACGCGAGCGACGTTATCGAGCGGCGTCATGCTGCATCGCCCGGTTCGTCTCCGAGAAACAGTTCGCGCCATTCCTCCCAGAGACGCAGGACGTTTATCGCGGCGTCTTGGCGACGCTTGCGATTTTCTGAATCATCAAACTGTTTGGACAGCGGTGCTGTTGCGTACATCCGGTTGAGCCGAATGGCGGCATCGTCGAAGGCGGTCCAAGCAAGATCGACCGGCGCCGTGGTGGCGGCGAGCCGGATCATGATTCACCTCGTACAACGCAAACGCGGTCGGGTTCGTTGGATAGGATATAGGCTGCGACCAGCGCGGCCCGCTCTCCGCCGAGGCCGTCACGACGTTCGAGCAGATCGCCAAAAAAGATGGCGGTCGCTTCGTCGCCTTCAAGGGCAATCTGCACCCGCACCCCAGCGGCGTCTGCACTGACGAGCCACATGGCGGGATCGAAGCCAGGTTCGGTGGAACTGGCGGCAGCTTGGCGGCCAGGGGAAATGGACGTAGGTGTACAGTCGGGCATTGCAGATGCCTTTCCACAGTTGTGCGTTCGGCAGTTTGAGGCTGCCGAGATTACGTGGCTGGGGGAGACCGACCGGAAGGGCTATGGCCCTAGGAAGCGTGAACCCTTCCGGTCGTCACAGTGTCGGGGATCCTCGACATCGATCTTTATCGCGGCGTCGAAGCGGCGGATGCTTGCCGCTCATAGCTTGCTCCACGCTTCGCCACCCAGCCGCTCGAGATAGACACCGACATAGCTCAGCATCGACGAAGACGGGTCACCGGAGGTGATCTCCCATTCACCGTCACTGTTCCGATAGACGATGAGGGGCGTATAATATCCGTCAACGGCCTCTTCGGGCGCACGCGGCTCAATGTAAGTGATCGCGCTCCAATACGAGTAAGCCTCCGCGCGGGCTGCCAGGTCGATCTTCATCGCCAGATCAACCACCTCGTCAGTTATCGCGCCATCAAAGTCAGCCGCACGATCATAAACGATATGCCCTTTACGCAAGAGGTCCAACGCTTCTTCGAACGTGACATCGAACTTATACCAAAGATGACTATGCTCGCGATAAAGCTTCCGACCCGCGAGCCAAGGGAACACTTCGACGAACTTTGAAACCATGTCCTCTTTAAGCTGGCGAACGATCACGCCGTCTTTTTCGAGTTGATGACGAAGGCTTATGATTTCAGTCACGGCTTCATCATTGGCGCGCGAGACTCCGGCTTCGGCGTAGAATGCGATTGCGCTATGAAACCGGTCGGCCAGACGCTTGATCGCCGGGAGCGACACGCCAAACCCGCGCAACTGGTCGAGCAGCAGGGCAAGGTTGATTTGGTGGTACGGGAATCGACGATGTTGCCCCTTGCCCGTGCCGCCTTCGGCCGCCTGCAGGACGCCTTCGCGCATCCAGTAGTTAAGCGTCGAGTCATCTATCCCGGTCAGTCGTGCGACCTGCTGCCGGGAATAAAGGGCGGATGCGATAGAGGTCCGATCGATCATGCGCTTAGATACGCACAAGTTGCGTATGTCGACAAGCAACATTTGCGTTTGTTGCTGCATCTCGGCGAATAAGCGAAATATTTTTGGTCCCGCTTGGCTCATGCCCACGCCTCCCGCTTACGGCGATCAAGCGGCATGTCATCCAGTGCGGCGAAGGCGCTCAGGGCGTCTTGGTCGACGAGCGTGTCGCCGAGCGTCATGCCGCCCTCGTCGAACAGCTTCTCGTCCAGCGAGCGCGGTCCGTACTTGGTTTCGAACTGGTTCGCGGCCGCACTGGCGAACTTGCGGGCGTTGGTTTCGACCAGATCGACCGCCATCGCACCCGAGGTCACCGCAACGTACATGTCGCTGATGACGTCGTCCCTAAGTGCAGGACTGAGCCAGCGCGGAACTGCGGACGCAATGCGGGCGTAAAGCCCGTCACTAAAAGGGCGCTTCGGCTCCGATCGACGTGGTGCACACTTCGGCTTTTTCTCCTTCTTGATCGTCTGCTTGGGCTTGGGCTTGAGCTTTGGCTTTTCCTTTTCCTTTTTCGCGTTCCTGCACTGCGCAAGCCGCGCGTACTCTCGCTCCCGCTGCGCAATTTGGTCCTTCGACAGAAAGCGGAGGAATTTCCGCGATGCCTTGAGGGCTCCAAGCGCTTTGTCGATGTCGACGAACCGGTGACCGGCGACGAGCATCTCCACGAACGCCTCCCGGCGGTCACTCCACTTCCGCTCGGCTGCCGTCGGCGCGCGTTCGGCAACGGTCCGAGCTCCCTTCACCTGGCTGTCGACGCAGCCATACGGGTGGAACCGGTCCTTGCCGCAACCGCACTGTGGATGCGTGCCGGCCAGTTTCATGATCGCAAGAAACGGTGCGGATTCACGACGGATCTGGTCGAAGCTCAGGCCGGTGATGGCCCCAATGTCGCGCAGACTGCCGGCGGTAGGCAAAAGGTCCACGATCAACGCAACCAGCTCGGGCGTGACGGTCTTATTTGCCCCGCTCAATGGATTACCCTCCCAGCCGGCATCGCGTACAGAGCGTCGTCATCGCCCAGCATCAGCATCGCCATGTCCTCGGCGCTGGTGCCGGGGAGGGGGGTAAGCCCTCGCGCTTCGCCACCCTTTCCCTTGGTCATCGTTGCGGCGACGGTGATCTTGAGCGGGCGACGAGCGAGTGCAGGCCCGAGACCGAGGAACTCGCCTCGGTTCAGGTTCCGTACCTGCTCCCCGTCGGCTCGCGACATGCCGAGCAGATCGACCGCGCGCGCGATATCGATATCGAGGAAGGTCCGCCCGAGTAGGAAGTTCGAGGCCTCGGCCGCCACGTTCTTGTGCAACTTCGACAAGCGCTGCGTCGCGATGATCCCTGCGAGCCCGCGCTTACGGCCACGGCTCATCAGGTTCGCCATCGCCTGCTGGCCTTCCTTGCGAGCGTCCTTGTCCTCGCCGTTGTCGCCGTTGGGTGCGAACAGGTGCGCCTCATCGACCGCGACTATCGCGGGATGCCAGTGCTCGGACGGAGCTTCGAAGAGGCCGTTGAGGAACGTAGCGACAGCGTGGAGCTGGGCGTCGATGTGCATGCCCTCGAGGGTCAGGACGACTGAACCGCGAAGCTCTCTTGCCCTGCGAGCGATGCCCGCGAGCTTGTGCTGTTCGAACTTGGTTGCGTCGATGACCGTGTAGCCGAACGTCTCGCCGAAGGAAGCGAAGTCGCCCTCCGGATCGATGATGACTTGCTGAACGATGCCTGCGCATTCCTCCATAATCCGACGGAGCAAATGTGTCTTACCGCTGCCGCTGTTGCCTTGAATGAGGAGCCGGGTCGTCAACAGCTCTTCGAGATCCACGAACACCTTGGTGTCCAGGTGGCTGCCGATCTCAATGGCATTGTCTCCGACCGGCTGAACCGGCGCGACGTATGCCATTTGAGCCTCTGCCGGTGTCAGCGGCGCGGGAACCTGCGAAGCGATGGACTGCGTGCGCGGCCCGCCTAGCGCTGCCTCGCGCTTTACCGGCGCCGTATACACTTCATCTGCCGCGCGGGCTTCGGCCTCAGCCGAAAGATGCTCGGGACGGCCGTCTTCTTTGCGCCACCAGATGATGTTGTTGACCGAAGTGTTGCAGGCGTCAGCGATCTCGCGATCAGTCTGGCCAACTTCATGAAGCGCAGAAGCGAGCATCTTCGCGGCGGCGTTGAACGGAATGCCGTGAGCGCGCTGCATCACTCATCCTCCGCTTCAGCGTAGGCTTCCAGCAGGGCCTTGCACATAATGTTTGCCCGGTCCTCGCCGCTGTTGACGCCTTCGAGAACCTCACGCCAACCAGGTATGCCGACCTCTTTCAGGACGATCTCCATCAACTCGGCGTCGATCGGCTTCTGCTCTCGCTGACGCTGCTGAATGATCACGCACAGGCCGTGGAAGACGGCACCAACGCCGGTAAGCACCAAGCCGTCGAAAGCACGCGCGATCATGCTAAGCGCCTGCCCGACTATCGCCGGACCCTTGGAGCTCAGGGCCCGTTGGATCGTTGGAACGAACACGACTTCGCCGGGCTTCCAGTGTTGCCACGCTTGAATGCGGCCAACGTTCAGCCCGGCCGCGATGACGGCATCGTTGACGGCCATGGCTTTTGGATCGCCCGCGACGACTGCCGCGTGAAAATCGTCGAGAGGGCTCATTGCGCGCCGGCTGCGATTTGCCGCGATGAACAGTTCCGCTTCGGCCTTCGGATCATCAAAGTCGAAAATGACGACGGGAAGGTGTGGGATGTCGCCGCGCAGTTCCGCGGCTTCCTTGCGATGCTGACCGTCGATGACGAATAGTTTCCCCGCACGGCGGGAGACCAACAACGGCAGGCAAAGGCGCCAGTCCCAGTTTTCAGCGATCTTGATAATCAGTTTCTTGGACGGACCGCCCTCGATCGATCGCTGATAGGTGTCATCCACCTCCAGCGAACCAATGAGCGCGAACTGCGGACTTGGTGGGATGCCTATCATCGGCTTGAGCTTGAGCTGGTAGTCCTCCGATGCCGCTCGGGCCCGGCTCTTCGCTGTGTGAGCCGCCTTCTGGTCACGCATTGCCGCCGTTCTGGAGGCAAGATCGACGACGACATCGTTGTCGGCTCCGACTGCGAGGGCCAATTTGTCCTGCACGAACTTTGGGAGGCAAGCGTAGACTTGGTCGTTCGCCTGGAAGACCGCGAACCCACGCTCGACGGTGACCTTGCCGTCGGATGCTTCGATCTCGAAACTACCGTCGGGTGCAATGTTGGTGGTCGTCATGCGCTCGACGATCCAGTCGTGCGGACTCTTACCGGCGGCGTTGATCCAGACGTTGGTGGGAACGGCGCTCATGCTGCTTTTTCCTGCGGGATGCCGAAGATGGCCCCAGCCGCATCGCTGCCAGCGAGATCGAGCAGCGCCAACAGCGCCTTCATCGCGCCGCGGCGTTCGTCTTCATTCCAAAGGACGTTTGGTGCTGCGGCGAGCGCAGCCATGCTCGTTGCGTGCGCTGGTATACGCGGCGCGCGTTGTGCTTCGGCGGCCATAAGCCATCCTCCCTGCAATGGTGAAGCAGGTGGATTGGCGGAGGCTCGTGCTCTTGCGAGACACCGACAGCGTGCTTCATCCCAGCCCTGCGTATCAGCCGGGACCGGGGAGGCGCCTTAGCGGTCTCACCAGATCGGCTGATAACGCTAATCTAGCCTTTCAGGCTAAAACTGCAAGTGGTTAATTTAGCCCTACAGGCTATTTCTATAATCGGACGATGTTCATCACGACCCGACCGATGACCGTGAACGGCTCGCGACCGAGCGGAATGGGCTTGTGGTCTGGGTTCGTCGACATCGGCTCGAGGCGAGGGGGATCGGCGCGGAACCGCTTGAAGGTGGTTTCGCCCTGGCCGTTAATGATGGCGTAGAGCTTGCCGTCGAGCAGATCGGGTTGGTCTGGATCAATCACGACGATCGAGCCGTCGTCCGCGACCATGTTCATGCTGTCGCCGTTCGGCCTCAGAGCGAAGGCGTTGATACCCGTATCAGCGGGTACCGCGATCATCTCTTCGGGATCCTGCACTGCTTCCTGGTATCTGCCCGCGGCAATGCTGCCAATAAGGGGAATCATGCGGATCGCCTGAACGTCGTTCGACACGAGCGCGCCGGTGTTCACCCCAAGCGCGCGAGCGAGCTTGACGATCCAGTCGAGGGAGATGGTGCGCTGAGACTTCTCGATCTTCGCGATCGTGGTGAAGTGGACAGGCGGCGCGTCAGGCTCGGCGGCTGAAACCCGCTCCGCCAACTGCTCAAGCGTCAGCTTTGCGCCGATCCGCAACTCGCGGATGCGATGACCGACCGCCATGATGTCTTTCTGCGCCACGCTAAGCCTCTTCAAATAACGAGATACCGCCTTAGCCCACGAGGCCAAGACGCACTAGGCATATAGGTGGTTAAGAGAAGCTTGCGCGAGTTAGCCTCACAGGCTAAATCTTTGGGTATGGACCTCATCACATACCTAGCCCGCGAGGGGCTTTCGTTTGCCGAGTTCGGCCGCCGTTGCGACACCCCGCACGCCCGCACCATAGAGCGGATCGCCAAGGGTCAGAAGAAGCCGGGGACGATCATGCTCCCCCGCATCATCGCTGCGAGCGGCGGCGCGGTGACTGCTAACGACTTCTATCCTCCCAAGCCTGCGAAGAAGTAGTCGCATGCGTAGGGGCAAGGGATCACCCGAGCGCGACGCGGAGTTCCGCCGCCTCGTTGATGAGGCAAAGGAAAGGCATAACATAACTGACGTCGTGCGCCGTCGCGTCAAGTTGACGAAGGTCGGGCGCGACTGGCGTTGCCTCTGTTTCTTCCACAACGAGCGGTCACCGTCGCTGCAATTGAACGACGCCAAAGGAACATATTACTGTTTCGGCTGCGGGTCGTCGGGCGACATCGTCCGCCTCGTGATGCATGTCGAAGGCCTCGACTTCATGGGTGCGCTGCGATGGCTGGGCGCCGCCGGTCTTCCCGACGTTGACCCTGCCGATCGCCTGAAGGCGGCGGCGGAAGACGCGGCCGAACGCCTGAACGCAATCGCTGACGCGCAGCTGATGTGGTCGCGATGCGAAGACCCGATTGGCACCCCGGCGGAAACCTATCTCCGCTTGGCGCGTGGCATAACGATCGCGCCGCCGCCTGCCGTCCGGTTCGGTTTCGTGCCGACCTCGCGTGATGACAACGGGGAATGGAAGCGCCCTTATCCGGCTATGGTCCTGTCGGTTGTTGATGGGGCCGGTGACGTAGTCGGGCTGCAGCGTGTCTTCCTGCGCGATGACGGGCGCGACAAGCGCTGGGGCAAGCGATCGAAGCTGAGCCTCGGAAGGCCCCGCGGTTCGGCCGTGCGTCTGCAAGCCGGGATCTCCGGCGAGGTAGTCATATGCGAGGGGCCGGAGGACGGACTTTCGCTTGCGCAGGAGATGCCCGACCGGACCGTCTGGGTCGCCCTCGGAACCGCAATGATGCCCGAGATCGTCATGCCGCCCAGCCTGCGAACGATCACGATCGCCGGGCAGAATGACGCACCAGGCCGCGCCGCTGTTGAGAAGGCTCGAGCCGCGTTTATCGAGAAGGGCATCGCCGTCCGGCTGATTTACCCCGACGCCGCGTTTAAGGACTGGAACGACCAGCTGCGCGGGGTGCGCGCATGAGTGGCATGTTCGACGATCGCTTCGACGAGAACCCGCCCGCGGTCCCCCAGCCGCTCGACATCAAGGCCGCATTGGCGGAGGCTGCCGACTTCCCGATCGGCGCGCTGCCGCCGGTGCTGTCGAAGGCGATCCTCGCAATAGAGGCGATGGCGCAGGTCCCCATATCACTGGCGGCGCAATCGATCCTCGCCGCGGTATCGCTGGGCGCGCAGGGCTTTATCAACGTCGAGACGATCACGGGGCAGTATGTCCCCGCGTCGCTGTTCTTCCTGTCGATCGCCAGCTCTGGTGACCGGAAATCAACGTCGGACAAGTTCGCGATCCTGCCGATCAAGGAACGCGAGGAAGACCTTGCGACGACTTACGAGTCCCGCAAGATGCTCTATGCGATCGACGACGCCGCCTACAAAGCCGCCAGCAAGGCGGCGATGTCGGGGAAGAAAGACCGCGACCAGATACGCGAGGCGCTCGAACGCGTCGGCAGGCCGCCGCTCCCGCCTATCCAGCCGCTATTGACGTGCGACGAGCCTACGGGCCCCGGCATGCTCCGGCTATTTGCTGAAGCCATGCCCGCACTCGGCTTGTTCTCCGACGAGGGCGCAACCTTTCTCGGCGGTTGGGCGATGCAGGAAGAAAACCAAGCGTCGACCGGCGGCATGCTGTCGAAGCTCTGGGATGGCTCGCCGATCAAGCGCATTCGGTCCGACAAGGATAGTCCGGCGACGATCCTCTACAATCGGCGGCTATCGGTTCATCTGATGATCCAGCCCGATCTTGCAGGAAAGCTGCTCGGCAATAAGGCCGTGCGAAGCCAAGGTCTGCTAAGCCGGATCCTGCCCGTCGCACCCCGAAGTCTGAAGGGCACACGGTTTTGGAAGGAACCGACTGAAGAGCATCGGACCGACCTGCGGCGCTATCAGGATCACCTTGGGAGGCTGCTTTCGACCGACTTCCGGTTCCTCGACGAAACCACGCGCCGCCTTGATCTCGACATCGTCCGACTGACGCCCGAGGCGAAGGCCGCACTGGTGAAGTTCAGCGACCATTGTGAGGGCTGCATGGGGCCCGGCGGCAAGTATGAGCAGATAGCCGACTTCGCCTCGAAGATGTCGGAGAACGCCGTCCGTATGGCGGCGGTCGTCTCGTTCTTCCGCAATGGTCCGGAGCTCGTCGCCAAGGGCCTTAGCGAGAAGGCGATCGGCGCGGGTATCGCGCTCATGGAGTTCTACGCTGGTGAGGCTGCGCGGCTCTACGGCGCGCCATCTATGGATGACGACACGGCGAACGCTGTCGCCTTGATCGATTGGATCCGCAAGCGCGAGCTTCCTCGCGTTGGCGTCCGATTCCTGAATCGTGCGGGGCCGGTGCAGACGCGCGCAGCTGCAACACTGAAGCGCGCGATCGAAGTGCTCGTCGAACACCAGCACCTCGTCAAGATAACCGGCGGCGCCGAACTGAACCTTGACGGCAAGGCGAAGCATTACGTCGAGGCCTACACCGTCGTACCGTTGGAGGCGGCATGACCGAGACGCTGTTCAGCACCGGGTTTGCCTGGGGAGATGACGAAGGTGTCGCAACGCCTGCGACACCTGTCGCGACACGCAGGGCGGCGCGTCTCAAGGCGCAAAAGACCGGAAATTCTGATGTTTCAGGCGGCGCTGTCGCACCTGTCGCAGATGTCGCAGAAACGGAAGGGAAGAGGCTTGAACGGCTCCTGTCGCAGCCGATGTCGCCGATGTCTGCGACACGGGGTGCGACACCTAAAACAGCTGATTTGTGCGGGTTGCAGACTGATTCCCTTGCCCGTGTCGCACCTGTCGCATCTGTCGCAGATTGGGTCGCTGGCGTTGACGCCATGCAGGCCGCTCGGGTGCTGCCGAACCTCTATCACGGGCGCTGGCGGGCAGTGGTGCGCGACAGCCTGTCGTTTCTCCGGATCTGGGCCGACGACGCAATAAAAGCGGGTTGGACGACGCTGGACGTGTTCGGCGTCAATCCCGACCCGTCGCATGGCCGATACGACCGTCTGGGGCTTGTCGTGTTGCTCGCAGGGCAGCCGATCCAGAGCCTCGACAGTGAGATCGCCTTGATCGGACCCGCCCGACAGACACCGACGACGTTCCGCCGCCGCCTGCGAGCTGGTGGTGCGGTTCCACTATGGGAGGTTTTATGATGATTTTGAGGTGCGTAACCCGTGGGGGGCAGGCCGTAACAGGGGTCAGGGGTAGCGCGCTTGCAGCGCTTACCCCTACCCGGACCCGTTTGTCAACGAGCCAAAGGGGGCAGCGGTGACATTCGCGTTTCCAGTCGCTCCCCCGATCGGATCCGAAGTGTCGGTCGACGGGCATGCGTATCGTCTGGTGGGGGTCGAGCCCTACACCCGAAAACATGACGGAGCCGCAAGCAATCTTTTGACCTGGGAGGGCACCTGTCTGGTCGAGGGGTGCGACGGCCGGTTTCAGGTCGTGACGGGGCTGCGGGAATCCTATCGGCTGCGGAAGGGGTGCGACGATCACCGCGGCCGTCAGCCGGGTCGCAAGAAATTGAAGGGCAGGAAAAAATCATGACGGACAATTCAAGCTGGTGCATCCTTCGAACGTCGGGCCCGGGGACGCTGCGCCTCGTCGCATCGCTGCAAGACGCGGGCTTCGCCATCTGGACGCCGACCGAACACGTCCGCCGCCGCGTACCGCGTTGCAAGTCGACCGAGCATAGGATCGTTCCGCTTGCCGCGACCTATGCATTCGTGCGGGGCGTCCATCTGGAAGACCTGAAGCGCATCGAGCGGCTCGACGTCTCGCCTCACCCGCGATTCTCAATCTTCCGTTATTACGGAGAAACCGTGTTCGTCCGGCATCGCGAGTTGGGCGCGCTCCGGGCGCTGCAACAGGAAAGCTATCGGAACGCTCTGCCAGCGAGCGGGCGGGCGCCAGGCAAGCCGCGCGGGCAAGCGTTCGAGCCGGGGGATACGGTCAAGATCACAAGCGGCGCCTTCAATGGGTTCGAGGCGTTCGTCGAGCTAAGCGACGGACAGACGACGACCTTGTCGGTCTCGCTGTTCGGACGGGCGCAAGAGGTTAAGGTCGAGACTTTACACCTTCGGGCGAACCTCCTATCTGTTCCAAGTTCCGCTGCATGAGCAGCCCGCGACGAGCGTGACCGGCTGGCGACATCGCCTTACTGCCCTCGTCCCCAACGCAGAGCCCCGTGAGGTCGCTCGGGCGATTGTCCTGCGGTATGGAGCGATCGGAGCAGCTGCTTCCGCTTCGTGCTTTCGGGTATAATTGGAGGGTTGCATGTCCGCACCGCTTTTGCGGTTCACCACAGCCGACCACGTCGAGGCGATCGGTATGCGCGTGCTTCGGATTGCCGAGGATATGCGCAGCCCGTCACGTCATCACGGTCGCAGTGATCGCCTTATCGATGATGCTGAGCAGGCGGCGAAGGATCTTCGCACTATCGTCCGAGGCTAGAACGCCCGCTTGGCCGTATCGATCGCGCACTTGCCTGACGTGGTCGCCGGCATATTCAGTTGCGACACCATGATCGCGTCGTTCTCCCGAACGATCACCATCGTCGAGCGGTCGAGCTGAAAGTGCCCGAACGACACGTTTACCGGTGTGAAGATTGCGGACTGCTTCGACGACATACCGTTCCCCGGCCAATACCAGCTTGCGGTTCCGGCTTCCTCGTTCAGCTGCAGGTTCATCGCAACCGGTTTGCCGCGATCGTCCAACGTGCATTGCAGCGCGACGGGCGCGGCCATAGCCGCGACGGGCATCATGAGCAGTGCGAGCGGCGCATATCGGATCATCGGCTGGGTTCCCGTCCTGTTGTTCGGACGCTGCCGCATGGTGCCGGACGAAGCAAGCGAGGCGAGTGATGCCAACCCGCCCGCCGAACCTGAAGGCGCGCAAAGCCAAGCCCGCCCGCAAGCTTTCCAACTGGACGACGCGCACGTCTCGCCAGTCACGAGGATACGGACGAGACCACGACCTGATGCGTGCCCGCGTACTGCGCGAGGAACCGCTATGTCGGGTCTGCATCGCTGCCGGACGGTACTCCGCAACCGAGATCGCCGATCACATCATCCCCAAGGCCGAAGGCGGCGGGAACGAGCGCGAGAACTACCAGGGTCTTTGCAAGTCATGCGACGCCGTCAAGACGGCGCGGGAGTCAAAGCGGGCGCGACTTAGGAAAGCGGCAAATAGCTAAGCATGCCGTGAGCCTTATCGGCATGCTCGACCAATTTTGCTCCGGCATTCCATAACCGGTCAGCCGACCCAAGGCGCTCGCCCCATTTTGCCATGGCTTTCCAGATGGGTTCAAACTTTTCCTTCGCCTCTGGAGATGTATCAACTTCGGCCCGTCTCACAGACGACATCAATTCAAAGTATGCTGTTAACGCTGGCTCCAGTCCTAAAATCGGAACATTTTTTAGAAGAGCTTTTAGTATATCGAGGTGCCTTTTTGAAATATCCCGAACAATGGGATCAAGCTTATCGTCTTCAATGGCTGAGACAGTGGCTTCAATGCTAGTGATCAAATCGGAAACTTCCTCGGGAAGTTCATTCCTTTCACGAAGACCTGCGGCGCTGATAAGAATTACAAAGTTAGATATTGCACCGGGTATATTTCTAACATAATTGGAATATGCCGACGTTAAATTTTGAAGCGAGAATGCTTCTATCATGCCATCAAGTACAAGTGACACGCCTTCCTTGGCTTCTTCGGAAAGCTGGCTGTTGTCGATTACAAGTTTAGCACTTGTTACCTGGTCGCATAAATAGGCAGCAACTCTTAAATTTGCGGTAGAGAAATTTGATGTGCCGCTCAATCTTCTGATTAGCGCTAAAGCGGTATCGCTTGGTCCTACCTTCGAGCCCGCCTTCATTAAGCGAAGTATACCAAGTGCATTCAGCAAGCTTTGACTGTCCAACGAAATTTTCCTGCAAATCGGAGAGTGAGATCAAGTGACGCGAATCACTTTACCCTATGCTGAAACAGCCTGTCCTATCTGTCCATTCCGACGCGCGCAGGTGCTGAGGGACGACGGTGGAGAGAGCGCCGTGGTAACGGTGGACGGCACCACAGTCGGCATCGACTTCCGTCAGTCGACGGAATCCCGAATTGGGTACGAAAGTTGCGCGAATCGGACAAAAAGGCCTCTTTGACTCTGGATGAGAACCATTCCGGCCCAAGGGGGTAGGGGGGGGCGAAAGTCGGAGGGAGGCGGGCCCTGGGACCGCGTTGGGGGTCTTTTTTCAGCGCGTGCGAATTAAACTTTTGGGCCGCATTAAATTTTGGGAGGCCCGAGCATGAAGCGAGGACCGAAGGCGGAGACGCCCAGCACCAAGCTCGCGCGCGGCACTTTCCAGCCGGTGCGCGATGGTGTCAAAACAGAGATCATCGTCCCCGGCGACCCGCCGGTGCGGCCCGACTATTTGAGCGCCGCGGCGATCGATGTTTGGCAGGACGTAATCGGCCGCGTCATGGCGGCCGGAGTTACCGAGGCCGACAGCAACTTGCTCGCTCGATACTGCGCGCTCGAAGCCGAAGTCCGCGCCGCCTTCAGTGCTAAGGACGGCGAGCTTCCTTCTGCGGCCTACCTGACGAACCTTCGTCAGATGGAAGAGCTTCTGCGGATCGCAGGACCAAAGAGCCGGATCGGCGGTGGGGGTGCCGATGCCAGCAAGTCGACAAACCGCTTCGCCCGCAACGGCGCCCGCGGCCGGTCGTAACTTCGCGGCCATCGCCCTCGCTTATGCGAAGGCGGCGGCAGCGGACAAGAAGCAGGTCAAGCACTGCAAGTGGGTTCGCCTCGCCGGGCAGCGTCATCTCGACGATCTCAAACGGTCCAAGCAAAAGGACTGGCCGTTCAAGTTCGACCCCTGGCACGCCAATGACGTCTGCGACTTCATAGAGGGCTTGCCGCATGTCGAAGGCCGGTGGGAAACCCCGACGCTCAGCCTCGAGCCTGCTCAGGTTTTCATTCTCGCGATGGTGTTCGGCTGGCGGGACAAGGCGACCGGCCTTCGTCGCTTCACCGACACCTATATCGAGATGGCTCGCAAAGGCGCGAAGTCGACGTTGACCGCCGGGGTCGTGCTGTATTGCACGACCTGCGAGGACGAGCCCGGACCGCTGGTGCTGATCGGTGCCACCACGGGCGCCCAGGCGCAGAAGGTTTTCAACCCTGCAAAGCTCATGGTGCAGAAGACGCCGGACCTTCAGGAAGCTTTCGGCCTGCACGCTTGGGCCCGCGCGATCACCTGCGACGCCAACGGCGGCACGATCCAGACGATCAATTCGAAGTCGGCAACCCAGGACGGCCACAACCCGCACCTCGCCGTCCTCGACGAGCTCCACGCGCATAAGGACCGCGGCCTCTACGACGTGATCCATTCCGCCGACGGTGCGCGACGCAATCCGCTCTATTGGAAGATCACGACGGCCGGCTACATCCTTGACGGCGTCTGCTACGAGCAGCGGACTTTCTCGACGAAGATGCTCGAGGGCGCGATCGTCGCCGACCACGTCTTCGGCATCATCTTCACCCTAGACGGCCCGAAGGACTTCACGCCCGAGCGTACGATCGGCGACGATCCGTATGACGAAAAGAACTGGGCGAAGGCGAACCCGCTGATGCCCGTAACGCCTAGCATCGCGTCGATGAGGCGCCTTGCGGTCAAGGCCAAAGGGGCGCCCGGCGAGGAAGTCGAGTTCTTCACGAAGCGCTTGAACAAGTGGATGTCGGCGGCGTCCGCATGGCTTTCGGTTCCGGCGTGGATTGCCTGCACCGATCGCGCGCTTCGCCTGTCGGACTTTCGCGGGCTCGACTGCTACATCGGCGCCGATCTCGCGCACAAGAATGATATGACTGCCGTGTCGCTGGTCGCGATCGACGCGAACGATCAGCTGCTCATCAAGACGTGGTTCTTCCTTCCGGACGCCGTGCTGACACGCGACGGGCAGACGGACCGCAACAATGCCACCCTATACCGGCAGTGGAAGGCCAGCGGGCACCTCAAGACGACTGCCGGCGACTGGGTCGATCAGAATGTGATCGAGCGGCGCATTCGGAAGTTGACCAAGGCGCTGCGCGTTCGCCGCGTGACGTTCGATCACTTCGCCGCAGCGGAGACGATGGCGTCCAGGCTGAACGAGGATCTCGACGACGGCGGCGAGCCGATCGCAACGATCCTGCACAAGTCCGCGAAGGCCGTGACCGACCCGGCGAAGAATCTCGAAGCTCGCGTCATCGGCGGCCCGCACTTGCTGCGACACGATGGCAACCCGGTGATGACGTGGTGTGTCGGTAACGCCGTCGTCTCCCGAAGGGTCGACGGGACGATCCTGCCGAAGAAGGAGACGCCTATGTCGATGAATAAGATCGATGGTGTCGACGCCACCGTCAACGCGCTGGCACCTTTGCAGATGCCGACCGTGGAAGACGACAGCCTCGACGACTTCATCGCCCAGATGAAGGCTAACCGCTAATGGCTTGGGTCGGGTCCGTATTGAAGTGGGCGGGCGTGTCCGGCGAAAGCGGCAAGCTTAGCGGGGCACCCGAAGACGCCTCGACGAGTAAGGCGATCGCCTATGGCTCGTCGATCGACAGCGTCGGGCAGACGGTAAATCAGAAAACCACGCTCGGTCTCCCGGCAGCCTGGGCGTGCGTCCGTCTCAAGTCCGACGTCGTCGGCTCGATGGGCATGGGCGTTTTCGAGAAGCAGGCGGACGGCGGACGCAAGAGTCGAACGGACCATTGGCTTTACGATCTCGTTCACGAAGAGCCGAACCGCGACCAGACGCCAGCCGAGTTCTGGGCGGGGCAGGTCGCCGCGATGGACCTTTGGGGCAACGCCTATGCCGAGAAGGAGACGCTCGGCTCGAAGGTAACCGCGTTGACGCCGCTGCCGCCTCACCTCGTCACGGTGAAGCGCAACCGCAACAATGAGCGCGTCTATGTCTATAACGACCGTGGCAAGACCG